GCTAGTTCCGCCATCTGGAGAAATACCGAAAATGCTGCTCTAGTAATACTAGGTGGGAGTTTTTGATCGTAAGCTTTGAAATCTCCAGCAATCATGCGATCAACTCCAAAATCCGTGGCATATCCGACCATGTCGTCCCACTCTGGACCATAGGCATTGATGCCAACAGCACACTCGCTTGCTGTAGGATCAGCGCAAATAACTAAAGTAAGGGGTAAAAAATATTTCCTAATCAGCAGCTTGTGGGCTAAAGCAGCCGCTGTAAAAACTCGTACTTTCTCTTTTTCACGTTTCGTTACTTCATCTTTTAGCGTAGCTTTAAAAATAGGATATGAGCGCTCTCCTCTCCGGGCGCAATCCTCCATCCTGGTCACTTCATTCCAGAATATTTCATCAAGAACAGTTTCTTCACCATCTTCATCAATTAGTAAATAGTTACTAATAGGACCGGAGAGGGGGAAACCAACGGATTTATTTCTGGCCATGCGATCGACAAAACGCAGTCCGTCGATACCGTTCAATACTTGTTCATTATCCAATGGTTTGAGTTTCCTAAATGTTTCAAAATCCCCAAATTTAGCAAGAATGGGAGCGGCAAAATCTTTAAGTGCCCACTGAATGGTGTCTGGATATGGGCCTTCTGCAATATCAGAATAACCTTCCATACCCATATACCACGGTTTCCACGTCTCAGGGCCAAATTTGGGTCCACCATAAATATTGGGAGAACCACAATGAGTTTCAACAAGATCGGAAATAACAGATTTTTTCACAGTTGTGTAATAACTAGCAGCCCCTTCGCAGGGGCCATACACGTCTATCGGTATCTCGGGGGGAAAATAGTTAAGAGGGGATTTAGGGTGGATCTGATGGCCGGTGATGACTTTTTTCCCGTATTGTTCTGTTGGCATGGTACCTGCACTAGTGCCAATTGGTAGTTTGAGCTTAGTCACCAAATCCTCACAACATTTTTCCAATTCAGGAAGAGTGATGACTCCGGAACATCCGCGCTTAGCCCCCGTGACGCCACCTAAATGGAATCCCAAGATCACATTGCATTTGGTATCACTAATAAGGGGAGCCATGCACAAACCAGCAAAGGTTGGCTGATCTAAAGTGTACGTGGCCCCACTAAAAGTGCGGTAACCATTATAAACTTTCTTCGAAACCGACGTGTGTCCACTAAATTGTACAAATCCCCCTTCACATACCCGATA